TGCCGGTGCCTACATCCGAGCCGCCCGAGAAGAACTGTTGAACGGTGCCCTTATCGCCACGGATCAGATAGACGATGGCACCAACGGCCCCGATGATGGAGGCCACAATTGCAATGCGTTTGGTTGTTTCCTCTTGCATGATCACATCCCGTAATCAACGTGGCATTGGCTCTGCTGCTGCGCCACAAAGGCCGGTGTCGGTGAGAGCGCCGCATCCCTCATGCACGCGTTAAAGTTGTTGATCTTGTTTGCGGCCACCGTTGCATTCTCTTGCTCGACCGATTGCAGCGTGTTGCTGTTGACAACATTCACATCCGGCCATGCGCCTACGGGAATAAAAGAGGCCGGAGGCTCCAGAGGCGTGCCGCCAGTGATCACGGGCCCGCCGATCTGAGGTAACGGATAGCTGCCGGTATCGGTTGTGTTGCCGCCTGGAGGTGCGCCGCCTGGAGGCAAGTACACCGGCACCGGAGGCGTGATCTGCGTTGTTGGTTGCGTAATCGTGGTAGGCGTGCTCACGATCCCGCTGCCGACTCCCACGGGCCCCGAGCTGCCGGAGCTGCCGGAGCCCGCGCCATACGCCCGCGCAATTGCGTTGATGGCGTCCAACTCACTCTGCGCCTGAATCGCAGTGATGTCCACTTGCGCCTGGAGCGTGCCGAGTCCCAACGCGAGCTGCGCCGCGGTTTGCTTGTTCGTCACATCCTGTTGAGCTGTGACGGTGAGGCCCGCAACACCGGCCTGGATACCGGCCAACTGAATCTGTGTTGCCGATTGAACATTGAGGCCCGCGAGATACGTTTGGGCCTGTGTGTCGTTCGCCTGGAGCGCCGCGGCAGTTGGATCCGTGCCCTGTTGCGCGGGGTAGTACGTCACCCCACTAGGGGAAGAACTCGCAGAGCTGCCGCGGCCGCGCAGGATCAGATACAGCACCAACCCGCCAACCAGAACGGCTGCCGCTGTGATCCAAGGATGGTCTTCTATCAACTGAAAATCCATAAGGCCCCCTTAGGCGTGGATGTGCAACCACACGCGCACAATGGTTTTTACTGACTCCCGTTTGTGGTTTCGGGGATGTTCAACGGCCCCGTCACCATTTGACCGGCCAACGGGCCCGCAACGCCCGCAACGAAGGCCGTTTGGTTTGCGTAGAGCTGCGGAAGCTGCAACGGGTTGGGTGTGTGGTTCGACAGGATCGCGTTGCCGATCAGATTGACCGGAGGCAGCATCGCAGGAAAGACAGGCGCGGCAGGCTCATACACCTGATTTTCGGATCCAACCGGATAGAAAACCGCGGGGTGATACTGCGCGAGCCCGGAGGCGTGAAGCGTGCGCCTCTGAAAGAATTTCGGTAACCAGCTCACTTCTTTTTGCCTCCCTCTTTCTCGCCGGAGCCCGTCACCTTGCGATAGGCTTCCAACGCGCCCTCCAGCTCTTCCACGCGTGCCGCCAATGGCGCAACCGCGGCCTCCACGGCCTTTGTGATGGCCTCCGGCAGTCCATTGCGTATATTGTCGTTGTCTATCTCCAGGCGTGCCATACGGCCCGTGAGAGGCGCAACAACCTCACGCCCCACCGTTGCCGCAAGGGCCTTGCGCACCTCAACGGCGATGGTGTCCAACACTTCAGGGTGAATCATCCTTTCCTCCTACTGGAAAGAGAACGAGGGAATTGTGAAGCTTGCGCCACCAATACCGAGGCCTCCGCCGCTGATCGGTGACAGTGCCGCCTTGAGATCAGCCGCAAGGGCATTGCCCGCCGCGCCGATCACTTGCGTTGTTTGGGACTGGCGCGAAACCAGTACCGCGAGAATCGCAACGCCAATGATGGCCGTTGCGACCGTTACAACCGATGTGATAAGTTGATCCGTCAAATTCATACGCTAACCTCCTAAAGTGAATCTGCCGCCTCCGGCACCGGCCCCACCCACACCCGGAAACGTTGTGCTGCCCGATGGGTAAGTGATTGTCGAATTCACATCCGGAAACGTTGTGCTGCCCGATGGGAAAGTGATTGTCGAATTCACATCAGGCGTGAGACTGATCGTGCCGCAATTGACGCCGATGGGAGAGAGCGCCGCGCACAGAGCATTTTTGAAAGCACCGGCCCCGCCAGTGATCACGGTGCTAGTTTGCGAGTTGCGCGAGAGCAGCACCGCGAGAGCTGCAAGCCCCACGACGGCAAGCGCAACTGAGATCACCGCGGTTAACCATTTCTCCGTCATGACGCGTACGGATATCCGCCTCCAAATGGGCCCTGCCCTCCGAAGTCAAACCCTCCGCCCCACGGATCGTAACCACCGGGCCCCGTGCTGCCGATGGGAGGCAGGCCAACACCAATCGTGCCTCCAGGCCCGCCAATGATCACGCCTCCAGGCCCCACACTCACGCCTCCGCCTCCAGGCAGGCCAACACCAACGCTGCCGCCAATGTTGATACCGCCGCTGCCGATGGAAACAGTTGGGCCACCAAAACCGGAGTTGATGAAGTAGCTCTGTGTCGGCAGGCCCGTCTGTGTGCCCGTCGTTACTGCCGGTTTCGCACTCTGCGTACTCGCAATTTGATTCTCGAAAGCGATGATGAAGCTCTGCCCCTGACTGTTCTTGCGAACGAAGAGGCTCACGATCACCAACACCAAAAACCCGTCGCTGATCGGTTTCAATTTGGGGATGTAGCCAATTGCGCCGATCACGATAATTGAGAGAAACCAGAAGATGAAGTTGTTGGGCCCCGTGAAATCCTCTGCCAACAAGTAGAAGAGTAGTTGGTGACACGGCACCGTGCCGCACGACGGCCCGCGTACTGCTGCGATCAGCAACACCACACCGGCCACGATCAGAACGAAAGGCATCCTAAGAGGCCTCCCGCCTGGAGAACAGAAGCACGAGATAGAGCGCCATCAACAGACCGTACACGACACCCATGAGCATGTACGTTCGATTGTGCGCCGCCTCCAGCTCCGCAACCGCGGCCTCTGCGATCCGCGCGGCCTCCAGCTCCGAATCTGTCAGGCCTGGCCCCGGATCCCCCGCGATTTCAACAGATGCGGGAGGCGTTGCGGTTTGGCCGGCACTTTCGGATAGGTCCGTCCTTTTTCTCATAACCCCACGACCTGCAAGTATGCTTTCAGCTCACCGCGCAGAGTAATGAACACGATGAAGCCGATCAACAACGCAAAGAAGATCACGCCCGTTTGACCCATGCGGCACCTCTACGAAATGCCAACCATTTTGTAGAGCCGCTGTCCAGGCCCCGGCATCCATGAGCCGATCAGATAGAAGATCACCGCCACAACAACGAGAAAACCCCAATGTGCCTTCATTCAAACCTCCCGCGTAATTTCGATAATTACGAGATTCCAGAGAAAGGCCGCAATCACCAACAGCCCAACGAAGAGCACCCAATTCAAGGCAGAGCCTTGCGAGTTGAACGGATGGCGAAACCAACCCGTCATGGTGCCGATCACGCCTTGATTCTGATCCATCGCTTTCACCTCTGACTGACTCCGAACCGAAAGGCCCGCGGCAGGCAGTCGGAGTTTCCGGCCTGCCGCGGGTTGCTGCATCGAGCGCTAGAGCCCCGGAGGTGAGCCCTAAGATGCAGGCAAGCTACCGGCCTGCGTGATCACATTCTGCAAGCCGAAGTCTTCCCAACCGATCAACACATATGCGCCCGTGGCCGCACTGGAGGCGTTCAACACGAGCTGCATGTTGCCATACTGCGTTGTGGCAATGGGTTTGGCGCGGAAGCCGAAATAGTACGCGCCCGTGGGAAGGTCCGTGTGTAGCAGGGCACGCGTGCGCAACGCCACCAACGAAGGCTCCATCTTGAAAATGTTGGTGAGGTTTGCGGCCTGCAAGGCCCAATAGTTGATGTCGCTACCCGCAGCCCTGCCGGATCCCGCAGACGGATCGTGATTGTAAATCGCAATCGTGCTCAGGAAATCGCGGAAGTTGGGGTACTGCATCGGAAAATCGTTGTTGGCAACGATGGAGGTGAACGTGGTGTTCTTCAACTCGTAAATCGTGCTCAGGTCCAACATCGGCAGGATGTACCCCTGCGGGCCCTGCGGAAGCTGATCGATGTAATCCTGATACACCACCACGGTTGCACTCGACATTGAGCCCGCGCCGCCCGCGGCAGCATAGACCTTCGATGTTGTGTCAACCGTGCCTGCGCCAACGGGCGAAGTGTTCAACGTGATCTGCAACTGCATTGTTGCGTTCACGACCTGCGCAAAGATCGCGCCGCGGTAGTCGCCATCGCTATAGGCAAGCGGGATGTAATACCACATCGTCACTGTCCCGTCTGCCGCGTCTGCGATGGAGGCCGGTTGCACGATCACCGGCCAATTGCTCCCGTACGCGCCGGTAACGTCGATGCCATCCAGGGCAGTATTGAGCAAGGCCATCGCGTACGGCCAACGGCCCTTCATCGAATTCAAAAAGTTGACGTGCCATCCCGTCGTTTGAATCCGAATCAGGTTGTTGAGGTCCGTCAGTTGGAAGCTGCTAACGAGGTTGGCCGCGCCGAACTGGGTAGGCGTGATCGCAACCGCGCCTCCGGTTGAGTTGTGAATGGTTGCGGTGACTTTCACCCAAAAGCCCATGATCAAACCGGCATAGCGCGGTTGGATCGTGAGCACGGGATTGTTGGCCGGTGTCACCGTGGAGTTGAAAATCCCTTGCACCATACGGAGGCCGCGTTGGTTCACAAGGGTACGCGCGATTGCGTTGTTCTGCTGCGCAACCTGCATCTGCTGTTGCGCCGTCATTGCTTGCGTAGGCATTTTCCAGGTAGCTCCTTTGTTCTGCCTTGCTGTTAGGGGTTTAGGATGCTGCCGCCTGATTTTTGATGAAAAGCGCAAGGTAGTGCCACGCCAAGACGCCAATCACAACCATCATCACGACCGTCACCCAATTCATTGGGTGCTTCAACAGATTCCAATTGATGACGTAGTTCATAGACACCTACCCTGCCGCGCCTTTGCGATTCTGCCAAATCCGCGCGGAAGCGCCTAGAATCGTCACACCCAACGCGACCATGATCCAAACCGTGATCATGTTGGCCGGTGTCCACGAGAGAACGTTGCTATCACTTGCAGCCATGTCAAATTCACCTCAACAGTTGGAAGTTTGTACACATACGAAACAAAAATGCAACCGTATGTACGATTGCATTTCGAGCCCTACAAAACCTGCACGCGCCTTTTCGGACGCGCTTCTTCCATCTTTGCGCGGAAGCGTTCTACGATCACCTTTGGCGATGGCACCGGCCTCAAAACAACGGTGCTCTCTTCCGCAACATCGTGATAGTAGCTGTGAAATTCAGGCAGCTTTTTTGTGAGATCCGCGGGCACATATTCCATCATCTTGATTCGATCCCCGCGGTTGTTGAGTGCGAACACCTGATAATAAGAGGCCTCCGTGAAGCTGAATTTATCCATCCACACCGGCCTCTGCGAAAGCGAAATTACCGGGATGCGCAACGTGCGCCCTTGCGTGAGGATGGCCCTGTAGGCATCGCTGCCGGTGAGCATGTAACCTTCATCGATGAAAAGGCCCGTCCAATGCCGATTCCAGACGCCCCACAGTTGCTCTTCAACACGATCCGCCTCATGTGGCAACGGATGTGTGAAGTACAGGCCTGGAGCCTCCGGCACGGTGCCAAGGTCCAGGCGTTGCGATCCTTCAAGGGCCTCCAGCTCTTCAAGCAACTCATCACCCTTGAAGTTGTACACAATCCAGGGCATCTCAGTGAATGGCTGATTCAGGAGGTGCCACGCTGCCGCAACCGTCTTGCCCGTGCCGGTCCGCCCCACGATGGATATGCGATCTTTCACCGTGGGCAGGCGCACTACACACTCTCCTGAAGAGCTGCCGAATATCCGGGCCCAAACAGGTCTGTAGGCGTGCCCATTGGCCCGCCCGGTGCCGGAGCTGCCGGAGCTGCCGCGCCTCCGCCTGGAGCTGCCGGAGGCCGCGCCGCGGTCCACTCGCTGGAGGCCGCGGCACTCGCCGGTTTCGCCGGAGGCCGCATCTCTACCACGTTGCCCGGAGCTGTAGCCCCTGCCGCTGCCGCCGCGGCCTCTTCCGCCTTCATCCGGGCCCGAATGGCCCAAACCCGCGTGCCATACACGCACGTGATCGTGAAGCCCATATTCATCCAGGCCATCACCGCGGGATTGACTTCCGTTTTGTAGAGCGCCAAAACCCGCTCAATGCTGCCGCCCAACTTTTCAGCCTCTTCATCGTTCAACAACAACTCAGGCATGCCAAAGAAGCCCGCGGCCATCAGATGCACAGAGGAAAGGAAATCAGACACGCTCAGAGTACGGGTCTTTTTCGTTTTGGTGGTGTCTCCGTCTGACTCTGACTTTCGCGGCCTTCCGCGGCCTCTTCGACGTTGATCACCTCCGCCTGAATCACCGCTTGCTCCGGCTGACTCGGGGTCGATGGCGTCAAATCCTGCGATCCGCTCCGGGCCCGCAGCTCCGCCCTGATCGCCTCCAGCTCCGCCGTCACCAACGTTTGTAGTGCCGTCACCTGCGCCTGTAGGGCCTGCTGCATCGTCAACAAAGACTCCAACGTTCTTCTTTGCCATTCTCCGCTCTCCAAGATTTCTTCGTGTCGCTCTTCACTCGTTTCCGCGTGCGCCGCCAGATCCGTGCGCACCTCTTCCACCGCGGCCTCTACCACGGTGCTCTTTGCGATCACGGCACCCACCGCGGCCTCCGCGGCCACCGCGGCACCATCAACGCGCACCTCTTCAACTACCTCCGCCGCTGCGGTTGCTTCTGTTCCTTCAGGCATCGCTGTATTTCCTCCAGGGCCTCACGCGTGCGCCGGTTATTGTCCTCTGCCTGCGCGATCAGTGCATCCAACCGGGCACACTGCGCCGCGCCTTGCTCACGGATCGCGGCCAACACCGGATCCGCCGCGGCCTTCTGCTGCGCGTACAGCTCAACCTGTCCAGCTTTCAGGCCATCAAACCGCGCGATGAAATCCGTACGCGCCGCGTGAATCTCCGCCATCATGTTTGCGACGTTCTGAAGAAAGGCCGCGGGATCGAAGCCCATGCTCTTCAGAAGCATCTGCAAACCACTTGGCACCGCGGGCACTGCCGGTGCCGCTCCGTTTTGCGTCTTGCCTCCAAACATACCTACACCTCCGTTTTTAAGCTCCATGCACCCAAACGCCACCGGCCAATTCTCCAGGCAGGCCCGCAACGCTGGAAATGATCGTCATGCGGTTAAACCGCGTGCCGCTCATGTTCTCGCTTGTGATCGCACCGGGAGCAACCGTAAACGAGTCCGTCAACTCAATGTCAACTTCATCCTCCCGGTTGAAGTTGTAGAAGCTCAGCACCACAGCATTCGCACCGATATTTTTCGCGTGTATCTGCGCAGTGTTGTTGCCCGTCGCTAACAGGTCGATTGTGAGCACCGGCAGCTCCAGGTCCGTTGACACCTGATCGAACTCAGGCGCGGCAGACGGGAAAGCGCCGGAGCCTCCGGCACTATTCCACACCTCCGGCTGAATCGGAAAATTGATCAGAAAAACTTTGGCGGAGGCCGCGCCGCCTGGAGAGCTGATCGTTAGCTTGATTGGGTTGGGCACGAGAATTGGCAAGTACGCCTCTTGCCCCGCGGGCACGATCAACCGCTGCGATCCCAGCTCAACCAGGATCGTGATCGCAACCGCGCCGTCTGCATTGTCAACGTATATCGATTGCACCATCGAGATACGGCCCATTTGAACGAAGTTGCTCAGGTCCACTTCATAGGTGTCGTTCAACGTGAAATCCGTTGATAGCGGCACCATCTTTGGACCTTCACCGGGCATCCCCAAAGATCGGTCCATCGGTTGTACGTTGCAGGAATTCGAGTCAATCAACATGGCAGCTCCTAGCAGGCTTTAGTTGGATCCGGCAGAGGGATCACGCCCGGATCCGTGAACACTGGAGAAAGGCCAACGGAGAAAACACCCATCCAATACGCTTGCTCTGTGTGAGGCGCTGTTGGGTTGTTGGCATCGGTTGTGATCAGCAGTTGCCGGTTGACCGTCACATTCAAACCGGCCAATTGCACCTGTTGACCGTTGTAGTTGAATCCAGGCGGAGAATTCAGCGAACGGGCCCATACGAGCTGCGTTATCCAACCCGTAAAAGGCGTGACGGTTGGATCCGAATTGATCGAGACGTACAGGTCTGAAAAATCACCCGCGGGAGGTGCGCCGCCATCGTACGCCATCCAAACCATGATCAGACGGCCCGTGTTGTCGAATTGGATCCGCGGCACATTGTCTGGATACAGATGGTTGATGGCCGCGGTTGCGTTGAACGCTCCAGGCGGAGGCCCCGGTGTGAATACAGGCGCGGAAAGAGGCGTGCCCGTGTAGATCAGAGGATAGTTGCGCACCATCGCATCGCGGATCACCGCGGGCAAGTAGAGAGCGTCGCCATTGATCAGCGGTATTCCAATTGGCATCCCCGAAAACACTTGCAGGTTTTCAGTGAATTTATGGAACACGTCCAACACATCCAACGATGTCACGCGTTGGTAATACCAGAGGCCGGAGGCCGGATTGGTAAAGAAGGAATGCAGGGCCCCGGTGCTATCCGCAACGGTGCCGGTTTGAACCGTGATAATGCTACTCCCCACGATCCACGCCGCGTCTGCCGCCATGTTGACGCCGAGGTCAAATTGATTCAGCCATGCACCCGCAGGTGAGGCCACCGAAAACACACCACACCAAAAGTTGCTTGCAGGCAAGGCTGGAATAGGAAACCAATCCCACGTCACAACCAACGATCCATCCGGCCTCAACATAAGTGAGCCCACATTGGCCGCACTCGCGGGCCCTCCAGCTCCGGTGCCATAGATCGCGCCCCACGTGCCCGCGTTCAAATCGAAGTTGCAGAAATGCACCGCGTTCACCGCAACCGGAGTACAGAACGCAACCGTAACGGTGTGAACGCCATCGAAAACCGCGGTGAGAGAATTCGCGCGGGGATGGTTCGCAGAGTCAACCTCAACCCACGTGTTGCCGAAATCGGTTGACCGGAAGGCAGCAATAAAGAAGTTGCCGCCAACCGGCAGCAATTGAAAGCTCCAGAGCTGCTGATTGTAGGCAAAAGGCCCGTACAGATTACTGCCCCACGATCCCCGTTGCGAGTTGATCGCGGTAAGGCGCGGTGAGTAGTTCGATGCCATCGACACACAGCATAGCGCGATCAGTATGCAGGTGCACCGGGAGGCCTATAGCTTGTACGTGAATAGAAGATTCCAACGGTTGCTCCGCGTGCCCGTCAGGGCCCGCTGCAAATTGAAGGCCTCCCGCTGCCGATCAGAGCCCAACAACAACTGCAACGCGATGGTTTCGGCAGGCGTGAATTTGCGATTCCAAACAATCGTCCGGTGCCATCCGTGCCGCGTCTTTCGTTCCTGGATTCCAACCGGCACAATCCCGAGCTGCCGCGCGATCCGCCATACCGGCCAAAGCTCCGGCCTCTTTCCATCGTGATCACACATCGTCACGAACGGATCCGCGTAACGCTCAACCCGTCCAGGCCGGTGCCGGAGCTGCCCGAGCTGCGCCACGCGGGCCCGCTTCTCCGCCTCCGTGAGACGTTCGCCCCACACCGTAACGCGCACGCGGATCGCGGAGGCCTCACCCCTCCGCCACGCATCGAAGGCCGCTATCAGGTCCGCACGCTTGACCGGCAGCAGAGGCCGCGGCACCGCATATTGGACCTGGATTGCGCCGCGGGCCCGGATCACAACTCCCCCGGCATGTAACCTTCAAGCAAATTGAAACCACACCGCAAACAATATTCGCCATCACTCGCGGCCTGCCGGTTGCGGCACCGCGGGCAAATATCGCCCTCATCTTCGATCACTTCAACAACATCCTCCGTCACGGTTTCACCTCTTCATCTTTCGGCATGAATTCCAACATGGCCCGAAGCTGCCTATACGTTCCATGCGGTTGGTCACCGAAGCTGCCGAAATACTTCCGCCATGCGATCACCAATGCTGCCGCCAGTTTGTCTTTCTCTTCATCCGTCACGGTTTCACCTTCTTCCCTTTCACGACCTTCACGCCTCCCGGCAGGATCTTTGCCGGTTTGTGATGCACCGGCACCGGCCCGCGGGATCGCGCAAGGGCCTTGCGCAACGCGGGCCTGATCGTTGTAAAAAACCCTTCGATGCTCTGATCGGAATCGGTTGAATATTTCCAGGCCGCGTGCCGCGGGTTTTTGTTGTTTGGGTTGCGCCACTTGCCTATGATCTTCACACCGGGCATCACCTCTTCATACTCTTCCCAATATTCAAGGGCCTGCCTCCGCAGCTCTGCCGGTGTGTTTTTGGCGAGTAGCCTTTTCGAGAATCCAAAACTGATCTGCCATTCCAGGCGTTCTGAAATGTGCCGCCCGCGGGATTTGCCGCGGGCCCTGCCCTTACCCTTTCCCGGCATTCTGCCGCGCCTCCATCGCGTTCAACATCATATTCAGTATTCAGCCTCCAATGGATCCTCAAAAAATTCGTAATCGTCTGGTATGTCCTCACTGCGTTCACGGCGTTTTTTCTCCGGTGCCTCTTTCTCCGGTGCCCTCTTCTCCCTTTTCTCTTTGGCCGGTTTGGCCGGTGCGGGTTTCGCACCGGCCTTTTTGGCCTCTTGCTTTGCAATGCGGGGATGCTCTTTCAGGTCCTTTGCCCGCGGCGCACGCTCCAGGCGTTCTTTCACGCCCTTGTACATACGTTGCGCCTCCCGGTGCGATATTCCGAGCTGCGATTTTGCCGCCTTCAAAAAGGCCTGATAGCTGCGTTGCGTCTGCGTCATTTAGAACACCTGCGATGCATGACAGGGCCCGCACCGCCGTTTGCGATCCGGGCCCGTGTAGATCACCCTGCCCTGAAACGATACGCCACAATCGACACAGTTGCGCGATGCTGCGACCGTGCCCGGCAGGGCCTTGCCAATCGCAAGGCCCTGCCGCCATGGGTGCCGCGGATCCGCGGCACCCCCATGCGCACCTCCGCCCTTTTTCCGCGGTTTGGTTTTCATCGTGCCGCGGTCTCCCCCGCGGCCTTGCTCTTCTGTTGCTGCATCTTGAGCATGTTTCCGTAATGGCCCTCCAGCTTCGAGAGCACACCCAACAACTTCTCATGCAGGCCGCGCGATTGATTCGCGTTGTACGCGATGCTGTCCAGGCTCTTCGCAATCTCCGCCATCAACTTCAATTGCAGGTGACGGTACGTGGCATCGCCCATTTGTTCCGGTTTCAGTGTGCCGCCTCTTGGAATGCTCACCAAAAGATCCGGCGTAACGTCCTTCATCAACGCTTCAATTTCTTTGTAGCTCGCCATAGGATGTTCAACTCCGAATAGAAAAATCCGAATGAATTGGCACATCTCCGCCGCTTCATCCGGCCTTGTGTGGATCAACGCATGAGCGATGCACGGAAAACAAAAATCCTTATTCCGTCGCACCGGCCTGAAGTAGCTTGTACGTCCGTGCTCTA